TAATAGATTAAAAGTAGCAACTCCAAATACAACAGGATAAACTTTATCCTTTACTGTTTTCTCGTCAAATAATAGTTGAAATATCTGACTTGATAAATCCATGGATAAGTTTATTAAAACAAATGATTTTAATATTAATCCTAAAACGCTATTGGGGCGAGAGACGCTGGTGAATTCACTTCAACAGATTATTAAAAAAGGAAATTCTGTATGTATCTATGGTCCACCCGGAGTTGGAAGAACCTATGTAGTCACCGAGACACTTATAGCCTCTAGGACTTCTTGGATCCAAACAAATAATTTAGAAATAATCAAAAAGACAGATTCCTATATTCTATTGGACGACTATGAATACTCTAAGGAGTTTTCAGACTACTTTAAAGCAAATCCGAAAAAAAAGTTTATACTTATAACAAATAGTTTAGAAAAAATAGACTTTTGTGATTGTTTAGAAATTTCAAAACTTTCTAATAAGATTATTCAAAACATTGGCAAACTTGTATATCCAAATATAGTACCAAGTGATGAATGTGCAAAATTAGCAAATGGAAACATACATAATTATTTATTCTATATTCAATGTAGTGATAAAAAGGATATTTATCTAGCACCCAAAGAACTTGTGAAAGAAGTTTTATCAACTGATAATCCGATCCAATATGTCGGTGAATATTTTCAAGAACATGGTTTCACTTGGGGTGTTGTTCACGATAATTATCCAGATTCCAATAATCTTGACATGGACACAGCAGCTCAAATTGCCGACTCAATGTCATTAGCAGATAACTACGATAATAGAATTTATGAAGGTGATTGGAACTCCATAGACTTTTTCACAACACATGGAATCGTAGAACCATCTGTAATATTAAAAGGTGGTCTTAAAAATAAACAACTCAGACCCGGGAGTTGTTGGACTAAATTTAACAATTTTAAAATGAGACAAAATAAACTAAAACATATTAGATTGGACAAAGACACAATTTTAATTATTTTCGAATTAGGAAGGAAGGATACAAGGATTCTAAAGGCGTATAATATTGAATCGAGTGATATTGATACTATAAATCATCTAAGATTAGAAAACAAACTCAAACAAAAAGAAATTACAATGATGAAAAAACGGTTGGCGAATTTTGTTTATCATGATAACGCTTGAATAGATAAAGAATGGTCAGAATAATTATAATCAAACATATACTTGTTGAAAAATTAAACATTGGTTTTTTTATGGGTTGGATATTTGAAATTCTTGCAAGACGACCATAATCAACGACTGGTAGCAGCGACATCCGTTAGAAGGTTATTAGAATATAATTTGTTCAATCCTACAAGAACCTTGTATTGGAACATATCACATTTTACATTTGTATGAATGACTTCATTGTAAACCTCGAGTTCCTTAATAATCCTCTCATCCTCACGAATAGTTTTCACCATCTGTCTGGCGAACTCGTCAGCCAACATCTTGTCTCCCAATGGATTGAAGGTGGACATATTATATCCGAAATACCAAGTAATTCTGGTTCGGTTTAGATCAATAGGTGTTAGTGTCGTATAGGTTACAAATTCATAGGGATCCTTCAGTTTAATTCTAATTTCAGTAGTGTTAGGATATATAAACTTTGAAATAATAGGAGCCTTGGGTACCTGCATATGCTCGGTGAAGATGGAAGAGGCCTTGGGAGTAACCAACGCTTCACAGGTTACTGAATATTCATCTTCGTAAATTTTCATGTCATCGACACAAGCCATATTCTCATTTGCAAAGTCATGAACAAAGTTGATGTGACTAATGTCGGTTGCATTCTGAATCCAATCAATCCAATTACCCTCGACAATTTCACTACCAGTAACATAGTATTTACTACTTTCGGACATATGAGGAATATCCCTACATGATTCAGTCCATACGAAATTTTCATATTCATTCACCTTAAAATTTGGAACATGGGACTTTGGAAGGTGTCCGCGTGAGGAAGGAACATTTTCGAGGTCTCCAAACTCATCATAGGTCCAACCATGATAGGGACACTGAATACAATTCCCCTGAACCTTACCCTGTGAAAACTTTGCTCCGCGATGGGGACAGATGTCTGAATGAACCACAGTCCGTCCAGACTTGTTATTGTACATAACCAAAGGTTCGCCAGTTGGAAGATAGGACTTTTGGGGGTTCTTCGTTGTTGGTTTGGTTCCTAGACACCATGGATACAAAGTGGGAATAGATGTTCTCAAATTAAATGTATTCATTTATTAATGATATACTTTACTATATTCTTAGTGATTATTTTTCTTATGTACCTGTACGCTGGTGGTTGGTTGTTTGGATTACCTAAACTTTTAAGAAATGTTTTACAGGAAAAGTCTGTGTCATGCGCAGATGTCAAAAGAGCTGATAAGGAACTCCCAGGTTTTTGGAACCAGTTCATAGGTGTAACCAACAGTGATATTCTTAAAGAAAAGAGACGCTTAGAATGTTAAATGCTTTACACCAAAGACAAGAGTAATCGTGTACGGACGTGGGACTGTCAGGTTATTGAAAAGGATGGTAAGGTTAATATAGTAAAGACTTATGGACTTATGGATGGTAAAAAAACCGTAAATACGACTGTCATTGAAAGTGGAAAAAATATAGGCAAAAAAAATGAAACATCGGTACTAACACAAGCTCAACTTATAGTTGAATCACTTACCAAAAAACAACTTGATTCTGGATATACTCGTTCATTGAAAGAACTTGAAAATAAACTATTCATTCTTCCAATGTTGGCAAATAAATGGTCTGAAAAGTCCCACTATATTTCTAAACCCTTCGTGACTCAACCCAAATTGGATGGTGTTAGGATGATTGTTGGTCGTCATCCGGACACAAAGGAAATTATGATGCTATCCAGGACTGGAAAGCAAGTCCTACATTTGGATCATATTCGCGACGAGATTGAACATATATTAGGTCCCGGAGACTTTTTTGACGGTGAAAACTTTTCACCAACCCTAACCTTCGAGGAAATAGTTGGTCTGTGTAGGAAAACGTTGGATGCCGAATATTCAAATATAACTTCAATTAAATTTCATGTTTTTGATTATTTCAATCTGAACAAGATGGATGAGACCTTCGAGGAAAGAAGAAGAGTTTTGGATTTTGTTTTTAGTAAGAAAAATCTCAAAAACATCATCCGTGTACCATACAAAACCTGCTCAAGTCCCGAAGATATGTTGGTACATCATAAATTCTACATAGAAAATAACTATGAGGGAACCATGATTAGGGATCTAAATGGAAAATATCTACTTAATGAACGCTCGAATCATTTACTAAAATTTAAAGACTTTCAGACCGAAGACTACAGAATTATAGATGCACAAGAAGCAACCGGTAAGGATGCTGGAACAGTCGTGTGGGTGTGTGAAACGAAGGATGGACTAAAGTTCAATGTTCGACCTAAAGGTACTCTTGAAAAACGCCGAATGTGGTTGAAGACTTCGGAAGACTATTATGGTAAATTACTTACAGTTCAATTTCAAAATTTGTCCAATAGTGGAATCCCTCGGTTTCCGGTTGGTTTGGTTATAAGAGATTACGAGTAAGTGTTGTACGATATATTTTAGTTTTGTAATCGCCATCCTTCCCATAGACTTGAATATTTTCATTCCCGTAAAATTCTGGACATCCAATGTCCTCAGTACAGTCCCTTCCATTATGGGTAATTGGTAATGGAAAGATTTGTTCACCCGGTGTAGTGGTGTAGTAGTGATAGCGGTCTGAGTGACCATAACTTTGCTTACCATAAAGAGGTAAGGTTTCACCGTTAGTTCCTGATAAAAGTCCCATTTGTTGAAAATGAGGTGGTTTCCAAGTTTTTGTTGGAGGTCCGCGGAACTCTGGAGTTCTTGTAACAACCGGTACTTCTACGGGAACCGGAACCTCAACTTCAACAGGAACCGGAACCTCAACTTCAACGGGGTTCAAAAATACTGTAACGACTGCTAGCGCTAAAAGTAATATAAACGCTAATATACTGTGCTGAACCTTCATTTAATATATAATGACTATTTTAATCAAGAAATGTTCTCTGAAGAACTTTCTAAATGTTCTTACAGAGATGGTATTCCTAAAAAATATTGGCACCTCAAGGATAAAGAGTTTGACGATTGGGAGATACCACCGTGGGAAGTTGTTATAGACCGTTCACAATGTATAGGTAAAGGTTCTTTTGGGAGTGTATACAAGGGTCGATGGAGATATATCGATGTAGCAGTCAAAGTTGTGACCGACCCGAAATTGTCTACACTCTTCATTGAAGAATTTAATACCATGACACATGTGAGACATCCTAATATTGTCCAACTGTTAGGTTATGTTAAAGATCCTTTCATGATTGTCATGGAATATCTCCCAGGGGGGTCTCCGAAATCCTTAAATATTGAACAAACTCTTGATATTCTCAAAGCGTTATACTATCTCCATGAACGCCGACCAACACAGATAATTCACCGTGACATAAAACCTTCAAATATAGTTCTCACTAAATCAGGAAGACCTAAACTTGTAGACTTTGGATTAAGTAAATGCAAGGATATAGAAAATTATAAAAACACCGATGGTTCGGTTGGGACAAAACATTTTAGAGCACCCGAGGTCAAAACTGGAATTTATGACTTTAGAATAGATATATGGAGTGTAGGTATATTATTTCTGGAATTTTTTAAACAGTCAGACATTGTAAAATTTATAAAATCTAATATGATTGTCGAAGATCCAAATGAAAGAAAAACTATACCAGAAGTTATAAAATTTTTTGAAGAGTGGGAACCTAAGGGATGCTTTTATTATTAGAATAAAGAAAAATAACATAACACTTTATATGAAATGGTTGGGTGTTGATGTCGGATATCACAACCTAGCACTTGTTCAAATGGATACAGAAACTAAAAGTGTTCTTTATAAGAATAAAATAGATATAACCAGGTATACACATACAAATATTTGTTTCGCGAATTGTTGTCTACAGCATTCTAATCATGTGACTGACTATATTAGACACTTTTTCCAAGAATATGATTGGATTTTTAAAGAATCTGATAAAATCTATATGGAAAGACAACCACCTATGGGTTTGACAAATGTAGAGGCTCTTCTCTATGACCGCTACCGTGACAAAACAGATTTGGTTTCACCTAATCGCATGCACGCCCACTTTAGAATTGGTCATCTGGACTATGAAAAAAGGAAGGAAAAGGTTGTTGAAATTTCCAAAGACTATTTAGGAGTAGTACCCTTCGAAAGGAAACACGATATTGCTGACGCCTGTTGTATTCTCCTCTATGAAATGTCCAAAATAAAGAAGAAACGCCCTTCACAACCAAGAATAGACTTTGATGACTATAGATACATGGGAAAAGGTTAGAATATGGAATCACCAAGGGTTACTGGATAAAAATGATCATAATATTAAATTCTACGGTATTAGATTTTCAAGTGTGTTATCAGCGAAAGACTTTCTTAAAAATCTAAAACCAGGTACATATGTCCCATGGATTTACAAGTTTCATGTTGGAATCAGAGACCCTATTGATGGTTCTGTCTATATTGACAGTATGTGGTTTGGTTCAGAGGACGATGCCAGACTATATTTTTCTATGCCGAAGGGCGTAGTGCCCTCCTAACTCTATTCTGATATACTTTCCATTCTGGTTCTGTAACTTCGTTTTTCATTTTTAATAGTCTTGTTTCATTTATTAGATTACCCTGAACGCTATTTTTCATAAAAACTCGGAGAATCTCGGGGAAACGTTCCACCATAGATACCCACATACCCTCTGGTGGATTCAGAATGTTCTTAACAATATTATTAAGACTTGCATCCTTGGGTGCCTTCCACCGGTTAACCTCATTTTGTGTAATCTTTCCAAACTTTTCTCTAATTTGTTTTTGTAGATTCACCCTCACACTTACACTAAATGAATTGGGGTTTTCTGTTACCTTAATATAATTATTCTTTAAAACATCATTACTCTTAGTGATTTTATTAAGTATTATGTCTTGGATCATTCTAAATGAATTATCATTGCTACCAATAAGTTTGACTGATTCTACTAAATAAGGAAAACGATTATCAATTTCTGTTATTCTCTCTTGAATTACTCTAATTTTTGTCCTAATTAACTTGATGTGTTTTTCAATAGGTCCTTTTGGTTCCATGAATTCGGTACTTTCAAGTTTCAACCGTAAGTTGTCAAGTTTATTAATTAATTTAAAATATATCTTATAAAGAAGTATAACTTTTTTCTCATCTATTGCAAATTGTTCATCTATTCTACTAAGTCTATAGCGGTTGAGAATTGGATCAACCACCTTTGCCATAATATTCGCGACAATGTTCATAACGAATTGTATTCTTTTTGATTTTGAGATTTTTTCAATAAGGAATGAAACTTTATTTAAAAGCTCTATAACCTTAGGAGTCAATTCTTCAATAGACACTTTACCTAATTCTTTCACGTCGTCAATCAGTTCTTTTATAGTCTTAGAATAACCACTAGCTGTTTTGCTTAATTTCATAAACAAACCACTAGCTGTTTTTAAAGTTGTTTGTCCTCTTCTGATTGTATCATTAGCCTTGAGAGCAAATGCGGAGGAAAGTCCTGGATCAACACCCATGTTAACCAAAGCGGTTCCAATACGTGCAGTAAATTGTCTGGTTTTATCACGTGTATTTGGGGTTTTCGCAAGAGGTTGACCTCTGGGTCGAAGGAATGGTGTGACTCCTGAATATTTTTTCAATTTAGGCCGCTTTTTAGTCTTTCGAATACCTCTCTTCATCCCTGGTCGGTCACCAAAAGTAGCCATGCCCGGCCTCAGATTTGCCGTAGCTTTTTTAATGCGTTTGTCTATTTCTTCTTGGTTTTTTGATTTTGGATTTAGGTTAAGTTGCGATTTTGGATTATTCATTATTATAATATTATTAAGAAATAAATGGTGTACGCACCCGCAAAATATTTTGCAGGATTGACAAAGTCAGAAAAGGAGCAGCGTATGCGACGCATAAAAAAAGGGTCAAAGACTAACTCAAGCGACCCCAGAGCCTATAGACCGTTTAAAACCGATAAGGGTAAAAAGGTTCGAAAATCAAGTTATACTGCTATTTTCGAAAAGGTTTTTCCTACCGCAAAAAGTTTGGAGGCCAAAGCGAAAGCAACCAAAGTACCAATCGGTATCATACGTAAAGTCTTCGATAAGGGTATGGCTGCGTGGAGAACCGGACACCGCCCTGGTGCAAGTCAACAGGCGTGGGGGTATGCTAGGGTCCACTCCTTCTTGGTTGGTGGAAAGACTGCCGAAACTACGGACCTTCATTTAGTAGAAGAAGCGAAGAAAAAGATGGGAATACGTAAGTGGCCAATTAAAGAGTTTCGCACCTAAGAAAGTATCAATGGCACTCAAGATCCAGAGACTATCTGACAATGCTCAACTTCCATCTCGTGGTTCCACAAAGGCTGCGGGATATGACCTATACAGCACAGAAAGTATGGTTATTCTACCTGGTCGACGCGCCGTAGTTCCTACTGGAATTTCTATTGCTATGCCCGAAGGTTGCTATGGACGAATTGCTCCGCGGTCTGGACTCGCTGTGAAACATGGTATTCAGGTGGGTGCAGGGGTTGTGGATGCTGATTATACTGGTGAACTAAAGGTTGTACTTTTCAATCACGATAGTCAACCCTATGTCATTAAGACTGGTTATAGGATCGCACAACTGATTCTAGAACAGAATATCACCCCAGTTATTGAAGAAGTTTCTTCGATTGAAGAGTCTGTCAGAGGTGATGGAGGTTTCGGTTCTACTGGTGCTTAAAAAAAAATATCGAATATATATGAATGAGTAAATATAACTTTATTAAATTACGTAATTGCTTTCATGTAATTACTACACCTGGTTCAACACCAAGGTATATTACCTTTAGCAAACCCGAAGTGGCTATGAAATATAGAGATAATCTTATAGAGTTTCATAAAAAATTTAAGTGTTGGCCTATGACTAATTTTGATGAAGATAAATATAAATTGGGCCCTAAGGATGATCTTTATGATTACTCTGAATTGGAAATATCTACAATTGATGAAGAGGAAGTTGTATCCATTATGCAAGTGAGTGGTACTGGTTTACTTCACTGTATTGAATTTGAACTTGGTATAGGGTCTTCACCTAACAAATATAACATGCGAATAAGGGGTCAAAATGTTGATGTTGAACCTGACATTGAACTGTACTATAAAAACTTGGATTATAATATTAGAAACGACGACGATGAGTGGGGTTCTTATATTCCCTAAAGGGGGTAACAATCTTGAACACCACTTTCAACAACTTTTCTTCGAACGGAAGAAAGTAACAGCAATTGTTTACTTCGAAAAGGAGTTTAACTTTTTCGATGTAAACATTTTAGAACTTTTTAGACTTTTGAAAAAGTATTCCCATATGGAAAATAAGTTTCTTATAGAAACTAAGTTTTATGTAAGTACCAGACTCCAAAAAAACTTTTTGAAATCACTCATTTATTTGGTGAGTCCCAAGAAACCCCATACCCTTAAGAGACTTAGTTGCTGAAGGCAAGACCCGCCATACCCCCCTTCACCTTAAGGATGTTATAATTTACCGCATAGACTCTGTGGAGTCCAGAACCAGTATCACCACCACCAACCGTGGGTGAGGTAACCTTTAAACTGGAACTGTCGAAGCGACTGAAGTTGGCACTACCGGTTGGTTGGTACTTGTTCAGTGTTAGACAGAATGGCCAAGTGTAAACTGGAGCCCGCTCGAGTGCGTCACCTGGTGGTAAAACAGCGCAGTGCATCTGAGGAACCACGGTGTGGTGATACACGTTTGACATATTCTCAAAAATTGGTGAACCGTTTAGATAAAGAGTCGCTTTGTCGAAGGTGTAAGCATTCACCCAATTGGCATCATTGGATCCGTTGACCAGGTGAATTGCTTTCACTGGGTGGTTGAAATAGGATAGGTCAAATTCGGTATCAGTGTTTGAAGCAAGTTGGTGCTGTACTTGGTGAATTAGAATTTCATGTGTAGTATCGGCAAAGTATTTACGTTCGTCGGTGTCCAAGTACACATAGTTGGCATAGATTTTAGGTTGGTCTGTACGCGCAATTGAGTTACGCATGTTTATGCGAAGTTCAACCTGATGATACTGAAGGGCGACAAGTGGAAGGCACTTGGTCCACTCCTCACTGAAAAAGAATGGGATAACATAGTGGTTGGTCTTGTTAGCAGCAGTTGCAGTTGCGTTGGTTGGTGTCACATTCACTGTGGGTGCCATACCAGCACGAGCGCTGGATCCGTTGTAAAGAAGGTTGTGGACATTCTGGATAAAAAGACTGTCCAACTTCACAATCTCCTGTCCGCCTATGAAAAGACCAAATTCAGTCACCGAAGTGTCGTCAGAAGAATGAATAGCTTCGTTGCTGTTGGTTCCACCAACGCAAATATCATTCGCTTCAATCCAAATATAGGTCATCAAGTCACCCTTAGAGATTATTGGAACAGTTACCATACTACCTCCGGTAAACTTACCAGTGTAGTCCAATTGTTCAGTTCTCATAGAAAAGTTTGTGTGACGCTTGTACTGTTGACGAAAGAATGACACTTGTGGTGAACCTGTGAGGTAAACATCCTGAGGTCCTTTGGCGACAAGTTCTATAAGTCCTCCAGACATTGTATATTTACTAGACGACATTAAAAAAAATCCACGTATTTACAACAAAATGGTAATCTTCCAAGCACTCACTTGGGAGGCTAGAGATACCGATGACTCGGAACATCTCATTAGTATTTTCGGAAGGTCTGAAGATGGTAAATCTGTATGTGTAACAACCGTGTTCAGACCTTACATGTTTGTGAAACTTCCAAAATTTAAGTCCGATAATGTAGTTTTCCAAAAAATCAGAGAGGCGGTCAAAGGGAATATAATAAACTATGAAATGGTAAAGTCGAAGGATCTATGGGGGTTTCAAAATAATGAAACTTTCACCTTCATGAAATTGAATTTTAAGACTTTGGCTGAAATGAAAAGATGCAGTTACAAACTGGCAAAACCACTACAGGACGAGATAGTACCCTATAAGGTCTACGAGTCCAATATTGAACCAGTTCTACGATTGATGCACCGAACAAATATTCAATCTACCGGATGGTTGGAGACTGGCGAATCCTGTATCAGGTCAAACCTAAGCAGGTCTGATATTGACCTGTTCTGCAACGACTGGAAAACATTGAGTCCCGTTCAAAGGGATGATAACGCACCATTCATTATCGCTTCATTTGATATTGAGTCCTATAGTTCAACTGGAAAGTTTCCTGACGCAGACATACAGGGTGATCAGGTTTTTCAGGTTGCCTTTTCACTTAGGATGTTGGGACAGGGTCAGGAAGAATATGACAAAGTCTGTCTGTGCTACAAGAAAACAGATGAAAATCTGGAGGGTTGTAGGATTATCAACTATGACTCTGAAAGAGAACTTCTACTGGGTGTGAGGGACTACATAGTTGAAAATGATTTGGACATTCTAACAGGTTGGAACATCTTTGGATTTGACTTGGAGTTTTTGTACAAAAGATCAGTCATATGCGGATGCCTTTCTGAATTCTGTCAGTTGGGGAAACTCAAGAACCAAGAATGTGAAATGGTTTACAAGAGATTGTCCTCGAGTGCTTTGGGTGATAACTTGATGAAACTTCTCCCAATGTCCGGAAGGTACATCTTCGACCTTTTTCATGAAGTCAAGAAGGAACAAAAGTTGGACTCCTATAGTCTGAATTTTGTATCCCAACACTTTTTGGGAGACAACAAGATTGACATGCCACCGAAAGAAATGTTTGAACGCTTCAGATTGGAAGATCCAATCAAACTTCGAGAAGTTGCTGAATATTGTATCAAGGATACTCTGTTGCCTCATCGCCTGTTGGACAAGTTGTGTAATCTATTGAATCTCATAGAGATGGCAAAAGCAACTTGGGTACCGCTATGCTATCTTTCAGAAAGAGGTCAGCAAATCAAAGTGTTTTCGCAAATGACGAAAAAGGCTCGAGAACTTAGATTCATGGTTCCAACTATTCAATATGGAACAATTTCTGCAGAGGGATACGAAGGTGCGACTGTGCTGGAGGCGCATGTGGGAGCATATTATAAACCAATCACAGCATTGGATTTCGAGGGACTGTACCCGAGTATAATGATGGCACACAATCTGTGCTATTCGGCATTGGTCATGGATCCTCTGTATGATAATATTCCAGGAGTTGAATACGAAACATTTGAAATCGGTACTAAGACTTACAAGTTTGCCCAAAAGGTTCCAAGTCTACTGCCTGAGATTTTGGCAGAACTGAAAACTTTTAGAAAAAATGCTAAAAAGGATATGGCAAAGGCTTCGGGGGATATGAAGAAGGTTTACAACGGTAAACAGCTCGCCTATAAGGTGTCGATGAACTCAGTATATGGTTTCACAGGCGCTGGTAAGGGTATGCTTCCGTGTGTAGCAATCGCAGCCACAGTGACTGCAGAGGGTCGTCACATGATTGACCAGACCAAAGAACATGTTGAGAAGAATTTTCCCGGTTCTATCGTCAGGTACGGAGACACGGATTCAGTCATGGTTGAATTCGATGTTGGAGACCGAACAGGTCAAGAAGCAATTGAATACTCGTGGGAGTTGGGTGAAAAGGCGGCCGAAATGTGTAACGGACTTTTCAAACATCCCAAAAATTTGGAACTGGAAAAGGTTTATTGTCCCTATTATTTGTATTCCAAGAAACGCTATGCAGCAAAACTTTGGACCAAAGGGAAGGATGGTTCAATGAATATGGATTACATAGACGTGAAGGGTCTCCAATTGGTCCGAAGGGATAATACTCCACATGTCCGAGAAGTATGTAAAGAACTTTTGGATGTACTAATGGAGTCTGAAAATCCTGAGGGAGCCAAGAGTCTGGCACAGACCCGTGCCAAAGAACTTTTGGAGGGTAATGTTCCAATCGAAAAATTGACATTGTCCCAAAAATTGGCAGATTCCTATAAGTCGGGAAATCTATCACACGTTAAGGTTAGGGATAAGATGAGGGAAAGAGAACCTGGTTCCGAACCTCAGTCTGGTGATAGAGTTCAATACGTTCTCGTTAATACAGGTAACAAAAAGGCGAGAGCATATGAAAAGGCGGAAGACCCCAAATGGGTCAGTAGTCACGGCGTACCATTGGACTATGAATACTATTTTACGAACAAATTTATGACACCAGTCTGCGACCTATTGGAACCCTTGGTCAAAAATCCTAAACAGGAAATCTTTGGAGACTTGATTGTCAAAAAGAAACCCAAGGTTAAGACAACAAGAATCGATAGTTTTTTTCCTAAAGTACCCGAGACAACCACAAATCAACTAACATAACAGCATTAGTTCCAAACATAGTGGAAATACCACTAGATACTCTCCGTGATAGTTCACACGTTTTACTAAGGTGACTCGTCGTACTCCAAAACCATGAAATCCATCGTGACCCTCCTATACAATAGTGATAGTGGAAGTGTTCAAGACCCACATACATTGTATGAAGTCCAACATATATCAAACAAGTTTTTAAAACACCGTTCATTATATAAAAAAACTCCCCATTCTTTATTTAATGTGTGGTATATTTGCAACATTTGGTGAAAATAAGGTTGAACCAACAGGTGTTCTAACACATAGAGGACCCGATGAGAGTACATATGACAGTATCGGTAAGTGTCATATGTACTTTTATCGTCTGGCAATTAACGATCTGACTCCAACTGGTTCTCAACCTTTCAACAAGCATGGTTCCATGCTTATATGTAACGGAGAAATCTATAACCACAAAGAGTTTAATATGTATGACAAAATGTCTACGAGTGACTGTGAATGCATTATGGATCTCATAAAGTCAAATGGAATTCATGAAACCTGTATGAAACTATCCGGAGACTTTGCCTTTGTGTGGTCCGACGGAGACCGCCTATTGGTCGCGAGGGATCCAATTGGAGTTAGACCCCTGTTCTACGGAATTGCAAAGGATGGAACCTATGGTTTTGCCAGTGAGATTAAGGTTCTAAAGAATTTTGAAATTGTTGACATCTTTCCACCCGGATGTTTCTATGATTCCTATATTGGAGACTTTACTCACTATTTCAAATGTCACTGGTCCAAACAGTACCTCAAGACTGAAGATATGACAATGAAATACCTGAAGGGGTACTTCCGGAATGCCGTTGAAATGAGAATTGAATCCAGTGACCGTGAGGTTGGTTTTCTGTTGTCTGGCGGTTTGGATTCTAGTTTGGTTGTTGGAATGGCGAAGAAGTTGTATCCTAATCGCAAATTTAAAACTTTTTCAATTGGGACAGAAGATAGTCCAGACCTGAAAGCTGCCCGGCAGGTTGCAGATTTTTTGGGAACCGAACACTATGAAGTACCATTTGACTTTGAAGAGGGTATTAGGTTACTTCCAGATATTATCAAATCTATAGAGTCCTACGATATCACAACTATTAGGGCAAGTACACCTATGTGGATTCTATGTAGGTGGATTTCCAAGAATACAGACTGTAAGGTGATTCTCTCGGGCGAAGGGAGTGACGAACTCTTTGGAGGTTACAAGTATTTCAAGAATGCTCCGTCACTAGAACATTTCCAAGCCGAGACCACCAGAAGGATGAGACTTTTACACCAGTTTGATGTTCTTAGAGCGGATAGGTGTACAGCAGCCCATGGATTGGAACTAAGGGTTCCCTTTTTGGACAAAAACTTTGTTGATTCTGCCATGTCCATAGCACCAGAACTAAAGTTTACACTTATTGAAAAGAATATTCTAAGACAGACTTTTCAGAATGATAATCTCATCCCGGATAATATCCTATTTAGAACGAAGGACGCCTTCAGTGATGCGGTCGGATACGATTGGGTCGACTCAATCAAAGAGAGACTTCCAGAAGAAGAGAATTGGTACCGTAAAATGTTTGGTGTTTACTATCCCAATAGAAGTCATGTGATTACAGAAATATGGAGACCTAGATGGACAACGGTGAAGGATCCCAGCGCCAGAAAACTTTAGGGATGACTTTCAACACTGTATAGTAAAATTTGGTCGTCATCTACTTTAGAAATTAAAAAAAGTTTTATTTCCTTGTCCAATGTGTATATTTTGGAATGACAATTTTGGATCTTCTCCTTTGTCATGACAATTTTTTCCATGTTTTCTTTATAATTTTTAAACTTGATAAATGCTGTCATAAAGGTTATAGAAGTTCCACAACCCAATGATGTAAGAGTAGTCGCCATAGGTGGCATACCAATAATCAGACTGGTTCCTTCAACGAAAGATAAAGAACACGAAATAAAAATTATAAATATTGAAAACCAATCGTAGAATGTTTTAGACTGTTTATATTGAATATTTAATTGATTGTCGTAATCATTTATTTTCTTCTTCATATCATTCAACTTTTTTAGAATATAGGCAAGAACCTGGGGTGTTCCTTCTACATCAAAACACGATGAACAAGTATCCATTGGACATTGTTCGTCATCTAAACATAAACTGTACATACATTGAATACATTTTTCCATAGCTTTGGATTTTAAAATGTCACTTTTAGTCTTGATAACAAGTGTTTTATTCATAATAACATCATTATAGGACTTTATGATTTCGACAAATCTTTCTTTAAAAACTTCCTGAGTCATTATAAATGGACTTAATTTCTGTACCTAAAAAAACCCAACTCATATCACTTGATAGTAGGTCACTATCACCTGGCGAATATACATTCAATCTTAGGTCAGCAGAATCAAATATATTTTTAGAAGAGTACAAAGATGTTATAGGTGTTAGACTGGTCGACTATCATATCGCAACAATCCAAGGAAATGTCTACACTGGTGGATATGTCATCAATGTAGAGATTCCGGAAATTCCCAAAGTAGCACAAATTCTGGATAGCGATAGCGGACTCATTTTTGCAAAAATACCATTGGATAGAGTTTCTTCGGTTAGTAATCCCGAAACCATAACAAGAGACCAACACGTAAATAGAATATATGACACACCCAACAGATACTTCAATCCTATAGCACTCGATAGAATTACAATTAAACAGACTATGTATAGTGGAACTTCCAGAGACAAACTAGACTTACAATCAAATGCAGGATGGATGATGGTTCTTGAAATTACGACAATTGACCATAAAGCACCAGAACCAGATAGATTACTTCATGCAATTGAGGACTTGACGAAATATATCAAAAAAATGCCAACTCCTCAAATTGTAATGCCGGTCGAAGAAGTAAAAAAGTCGAAAATAAAATTGTGGACAATTGTTGTACCAATATTATTGATTATGGGTGCCATTTACTGGTGGACCTCTAGGCAGAGTCCCCCTTCGGCCCCTTCGGGCCCTTTGGACCTTGGAGGCCCTGGGGTCCCACGTCCCCTTTAGACCCTGGAGGTCCCGGAGGTCCTGGAGGTCCTGGAGGTCCTGGAGGGCCCGAAGAAGTCTCAAGATTTTCAATAATTCTTAAAAGATAACTAGGGACTTCGTGATCATAGATCTTACGACGTGAAGTTAGTTCATTCCTAAGTGTCTCCATTATAAATTAGAGAATATATTTTTTTATAAGTGAATGTACTTCATATCAGTAAATAAACTTTCGGGGATTGGACAAGTAGTATTAAAGTATTCTCAACTTTTAAAAAACTCTAGAATTGTTGAAATAGATGAACATATTCCAAAGTTTGCTGACGTGTTCTTCTTCATGTTACCAGTCAAACCACATATTGATAAACTGAGAAAACTCATAGATTTAGAATGCAATGTCATAGTCATGACAGTATGTGAAACTGAAACAGTCCATGAAAGTTATGGAGAAATATTCAAAATTCAAAAGAATATTTTCGTTCCAAGTGAATTTTGTAAAAAAGTGTTTGAAAGACAATTCGACTGTCAGTGCCAAATCCTAAGACATAGTGTACCCCATGAATGGCCAGTACATAATGATACACCAGCAAGTCCCTATATTTTCTATCATATAGGAAATATAATAGATCCCCGTAAACAGGTCGGTAAGATTATTCAAGCTTTTCAAGAACTTAATCTTCCAAACGCCAAATTAGTATTAAAGGCGACTTGTATAAAGGAGGTTCAACTAAGTGTTCCGAATGTTCAAGTAATAAATGGGTTACTGGATGAAGAACAACTGAAAATAATACATCATAAGTGTCACTGCTATGTGTCGTTCTCACATAGTGAAGGAGTTGGTATGGGAGCAGTTGAAGCCGCCCTTCATAATCGCCCTGTAATTATTACAAATTATGGAGGTTGCTCAGAGTACGTTAATACACCTTTTTTGATAGATGCACCGAAGGGTCCAATTGGATTTGATGATTTTTTATATAAAAAGGATATGGAATGGGGACATCCCAACTTTAATCAACTCAAAGAGTTTATGAAGGAATGCTACAATAAGAGGATTACCTATTGGAATCATGAACACACACATAAGATAGTGTCAGTTAAGCTCGAGGAGTTCCTTTGAAACATAGTGCCTCTTACAGTACTCACCACAGGAAGCCATATACTGACACTGGTTACCAGACAGTGTAACCGCCTTACACTTAAAAACAGTCTTGGACTTTAACGGAGGAAGCTCTTGGACCGGTGGGACCTTTAGAAACTTTATTGATTTCTTGAGTCGCTTTTCATTGTGGCGACGATAACTTGCCCGAAGAATCTCACGAGCATCTTCGAACGTCTTCATACTTACCCAACCGCACTAACAACTTGGTAATTTTTTGTACATGTATTTTCAAACTCCAGCAATGCTTGAGAGGTAAAGGTCAACCTCACCTGCAAATTCAGGACACTTTTTAATCAACTTTTGTGTCACCATATCCTGAACATTTAGAATATGTTGTTCGAATTTCACAAAATCTATTCCAGTACATTTGTGAACTTCATTGGGACTTGCTATGTCCTTGAGAGCCGAGAGGTAGCCAGCAGCGTAGTTGGCGTGTAGAACAGATAAATAGGGTGACTCATCCTGTTGAGCGGTTGTCGCCCACTTGGCACATCTCTTTGTTAATACCTGAATGTCAATGGACTTTGTTCGCCTGGTAAAGATTAAGAACGCAATTATTGCTAAAAGGATCAGATAGAGATACATAATGCTATTGATTACTTGTGATAAAATTTCAAGAGAAGGTGTACTACACTGCGAGGGGGTGAATTGTGTTTTTCAGTACTATGAAGAAGATGTTGTTCTCACAAATGTGAAGGTGTCCAGTATGACTGGTTCAGAAAATGTAGACATTCTAATTGATTCTAGTCTTTTGGAATATTTCAAAAAAAATTCATGGGTTAAAATATTTCCAACACATTTGGTATTTGAAAATATTTGGTACCTCTATCAGAACGGTGACTATCTAGAATATCAATGGGACCCGTCAACCGTTGGTGTTACAAGTGCCATTGTTAAGTTTGAAGATTGGGAGGAAGATTTAGGAAATTGTGTTGAAGTTTTCATTAAGGATCTAAAACTGTTTATAAAGTCCAAAAATATTTCAATTGTTTTTGAATGTCTCGTGAGCAAAGAAACTGAAAATGTCATATCAGTTCATGTAGACCCCAAGTTTCTCAAACGCTTCACAAATAAAGTTTGTACTCTCACTATACATGAAGATATACCATTGATAATAGATGCCCAGGACAATACGTCATATATTTCCACCATCGTTATGGAGTAATTCATCATTTGTCGTTGATTATGGCATGAAATGTGGTATATGTAAAAATCCAATTGAAATTGAAGTGTACGTGAATGAAAAGAATTACGAAAAGTTTACATACTATATGGTTTCTTATATGACTGCGAAACCACTCGACACATTCCTAAACAAAATTGCATACAAATGTAGACGTAGAATATGTTACGGATGCTATATCACTAGTGTCACACTTAAACCATTCGACAGAGAAGTAGGTAAAAGGACTATTATTTATCAATCACTAACTGAAAAAGTAATCAGAGAATGGTTCCAAGACTTTTTCAACTTTTGTGAAAGGAAGGACGTAGATGAATACATATGTCCAGATATTACCAGTTGCGAAATTCCAGAAGGATTGAATATATTAATATATAAATAATGTCGTCACTATTGTTAATTCCGTCGGCAATAAACTCCTATAGAAGAAATAATAGTTTGTGGACTATATCAAACAACTTAATAGTTGTATCCTCTTTACTAACACACGGAAATAATCATATTTCACCTTTTATAGAGTTTGATAGACTTGTAATCTACTTAATAGGATTATCCTATGTGAAATCACCTGTTCTTATATTAGTAATTCCATTTCTAAAAGATTTGAGAATGTTAGCCAGGCTCTCATTCACCTGTGGAGTCACAAAAAGTCTTGTCGACTTTTATCCAACAAAGTATTTTGAAGTTTTATTATTTGTGTGGTCCTTTGCGATTATTTCATTTTTGTATATAAAATCAGCACTACTGTGGCACTTTTTCGTTTCAATAGGTTTATTTATTTCTTCATATAAAGAAGATGGTCGTTTTATTCGAAGATCCAGAGGGAAATATACAATTAGGTATTGACAATGAAAATCCATACATTAAAATAGAGGATGAAGAACCCATAGAAGACTCTCTCACGGTCATCGTCGATCAAATGAGTATAACAATGGATCGTTCAAGATTTGATGCCGCAATACGCTTACATAAAATTATGACAGTTGTAAAGACGCTGGCACTATTTGATTTTATCTTCAACTTTTTTTCATTTATGTTAACATATTATCTATTCTATCTGGCAGCTGCTTTTTGTAGTCTTATAGGGTACACGGGAGTTATTAAATATGATAGAGGATATATATTTTTATACTTGGTATATCAAGTTATTCAATCAATCGGTAAAATATTAGTGTCCATTTATGTACTAAGTAACAGTAGCGAATATAGTACACCCGTCCTCATTCTAGCACCAACATTCGCTGGAATACAGTTGCTATCCTATACCTGTGTACAAACTCTGTACCTAGCACTACCCGCTTAAAACCAAAGGTCACTACCTTTACAAGAAATGGGTGAAGAAGTTCAAAAATTGTCACACGTTGAACATATTCTAAAGCGTCCAGACTCCTATGTGGACTCGACTCTTAGATCCAATGGGACACTATGGACTCTGAATAATGAAGATTCAGTCTTTGAAAGGAAGGAACTGACGAGTTCACCAGCACTCTTGAAGATTTTTGATGAAATCTTGGTGAATGCTATTGATCGTAATTCAATCTATCCCGAACAAGTTAAGAATATTGATGTCAAGGTTGACAAAGAAGCCGGAATCATTTCAGTATCCAATAACGGACCTTTGGGTGGTATTTCTGTGAAGGAACATTCGACCGAAAAGGTTTGGAATCCTGAACTCACCTTCGGACATCTGCTGACCAGCACCAACTATAATGATAATACTGAAAGGATTGTAGGTGGAAGAAATGGTTACGGATCCAAACTGACCAACATATATTCAAGTTTGTTCAATATAATCATCAAAGATTCCGAAAATCAAAAAAAGTACTGCCAGCAGTGGGAAGAGAATATGACAGTCTGTAAAAAACCTAAAATTACAAGTTTTAGCGGTAAGGATTCTTCGGTAATGATTACATTCATTCCAGATTGGAAAAGATTCGAGATGTCCGAAATGGACAATGACTTTTATGAAATAATTCAACGCCGTGTCTACGACGCAGCCATGTGTACCTCGACCAAATGTAAGGTGACTTTCCAAGGAAACACCATTAAGGTTCCTTCCCTGGAAAAGTATGCACTTATGCATGTACCCAAGGATAACAAGATTGCTTCATTTGTGTCCGATAGGTGGACAGTCTGTGTGACACCGTCAGATTATTTTCAACAAGTTTCCTATGTCAATGGTATCTGTACCACCAAGGGTGGAACTCACGTTGACTATGTCACGAGTACTATTGCCAGTATGATAATCAAAGAGTTGGACAAAAAGGTTAAACTCCAACCCATGGCAGTTAAATCTACTATGTTTGTCTTTGTCAAGGCGACGCTAGTGAATCCAACCTTTAGCAGTCAGGCAAAAACTGAATGCACTCTAAAGCCCGCAAACTTTGGAAGTGCCTTTGTACCAACTCCACAATTCATCAAGCAACTTCTAAAGACTGGTATTCAGGAAGAACTCATCAATCTGTCAAAGTTTAGGGAACAAAAGGAACTCAAAAAGACTGACGGTTCCAGAAAGTCTAAAATTTCAGGCATACCAAAACTTGACGACGCCAACTTTTCCGGAACCAATAAATCAGAAAGGTGTACCCTCATCGTCACAGAGGGGGACTCGGCAAAGGCTCTGGCTATTGCCGGACTATCTGTTGTTGGAAGGGACTGCTATGGAGTATTCCCACTTAGGGGTAAGTGTAAGAATGTTCGTGAAGCGTCAGTTAATCAACTTCTATCCAATCAGGAATTCAACGACCTCAAAAAGATTCTGGGACTCCAACAGGATAAGGAATATTGCAGTCTATCTGAACTTCGTTATGGACGTCTTATGATTATGACAGACGCTGATAATGACGGATCACACATCAAGGGTCTCCTATTGAACATGATTGAGTATTTCTGGCCTTCACTATTGGAGTTGGGATTTGTCGTCAGTATGGTGACTCCGATTATCAAAACTTCCAAGGGGTCCAAATCCATCAGTTTCTACACAGAAACTTCATTCAATAGGTGGTTCCAAAGTCAAAGTGGTTCTCATACTTGGAAGATTAAGTACTATAAGGGTCTGGGTACCTCGACCGCTCAGGAAGCAAAGGAATACTTCAAGATGTTGGACACGCTCACAGTTGGGTTTCAGTCGGATGAAAATACAAAGGAATCAATTGTACTCGCATTCGATAAGACTAAAGCGGATGCCCGGAAGAATTGGATTCTGGAAAATACCGAAAAGACTCCAGAAGAAAGAGAAGTTGATTATGGTTCAATCAGAAACATTACACTAAGTGATTTCATTCACAAAGACCTGATCAACTTTAGTCTGGCAGACCTTAGAAGGTCAGTTGCTCATATGTGTGACGGTATGAAACCATCTCAAAGGAAGGTTCTATTCGCTTGTTTCCAGAAGAACCTCAAGGATGAAATGAAGGTTGCACAACTTGCCGCCTATGTCAGTGAAAAGACTAGTTACCACCATGGAGAAGTTAGTCTGGCCGATACTATTGTCAAGTTGGCTCACGATTATACAGGGTCCAATAACATGAACTTCCTGGAACCCTGTGGACAATTTGGAACCAGACTAATGGGCGGGAAGGACTCCAGTCAGACTAGGTACATTTTCACCAAACTCATGCCCGAAACCAGAAAGATATTTGATCAGAGGGATGATCCAGTACTAAGCTATCTAACAGACGATGGCAAGTCTATTGAACCAGAGTTCTATGTTCCGGTTCTACCAACAGTACTGGTCAACGGAACGGAAGGTATTGGAACTGGCTTCAGTAGCTATGTACCACCCTATAATCCAGAAGATATCAAGAATAACCTGAAGAATGCCCTCATGGGGAAGGATATAGTTCCTATGCGTCCTTGGTTTAGAGGATTCAAGGGTACCATAGACGAAAACCTCACAGCCCGCGGAGTGTGGACAGTCACTAAGAACATTAGGGTGACTGAACTTCCACCAGGACGATGGACGCAGGACTTCAAAGAACTACTGGACAGTCTGTCAGAAAAGAAGATTATCAGCAACTACACAAATAATAGCACAACAGAATCAGTAGACTTTACTATTGACGGATACACTGGTACCAATTTGATTAAGGACTTTCGACTGGAAAAGCAAATCCATACAACCAATATGCACCTTTTCCACCCAACACAGGGAATTAAAAAGTATCAAAGTCCGGAAGAAATTCTAGTAGACTTTTTGGAAGTTAGAATCCAATACTATAAGTTGAGGAAGAAACATCTCATTGAAACCCTAAAGAACCAAAAGATTCTATTGGACAACAAATCCAGATTCATCCAAATGGTAATCGACGAGAACCTTGTCATATTCAAACGCCGACGGGCAGACATAGAGACCGATCTTAACAATTTGGAATTTGATAAGATTGACGATTCATATGACCATCTTATGAACATTAGGACCTATCAGTATACTGAAGAGGCTGTCAACAAGTTGAAACATGAGGTTGAACAGGTGTCACAGGAACTGGTAGTGTTGGAGAAGACGACCGTGAAACAGATGATGATTTCAGACCTTGAACATAATTGATTATATTATTAGTAATACACCATTTGATAAAGTTTAGTTGAGCAACAGTAGTCTTTATTTCCCTATCAGTACCAGGAATAATAAAGTCTATTTTATTTTTACGACAGAAAGGATCGAAAAGTTTCTTACTGTAACCGTCTAGTGTAGACTTATAACAACAATGGACAGAGAAATTCTTACCATCATTGGTACGATAACTCAGGTTATTCTTCTTGGAATAGTTTGTTATGAACCACTCTAGGTATCTTAAAGAAACTCCCTTCTTTTTATCCAAAATTTCAACAAGAATGTCAGTATTTTTCTTTTCGCTGAAGAAGGTGTTCACGGATTCTAGTAGAATGTCAGATCTACTCATTAGATAAATGTTATAGTCTCTCTTTTATGTTGCTTACATGCAGGACAGTTATCGCTAAAGAAAGGTGGAATACTATGATTATGTTTCACTTCTTCAATCTGTGGACGACAGGGCTGACATTTCTTTGAATGATGACCGCAGTATCCATCAGTCTTTGCGTTAAACTTACATCTCTGACCCTGTTTGTTCAGACCAATACACTGCGGAACACTATTAGAATCCTTGGATTTCTTCAAGTCTTTCAGTAAAAGTTCCAAAGAAATGTTATAAGTCTTAGAAATATACTCAACGTACCCGGTGAGCCTTCGTTCAACCCGAAGGTTGACTTCGGCTTCAAAGACTTCTTGAATCCTTTCCATACTTATAAGAATAACGACTCATACCTCTATGGCACTACCAGTCCACTTAGTCAATAGAATTCTTATGACCACAAAGGTTCTACGTGAGCTGGACAAGTTAAGTGCAGACTTTTTAAAAATTCCAGACAAAATGACAATAAGACACAAAGAGTCCATAAGACGACTGACAGGTTCAACAGACCTTAAGGTATTAATGACCTACGATAATTGGATGACACTTCTTAAAGGAATAATCACCATATTGGACAGGATACCGTTATACTACCCAGAAGTTAGACAAGATATTAAAGATAAATATATAAGGTGTTTACAGATATTCTGCGAATGTCAATTACGAGGTTTATAATACTTCATAGGAAGTTTTCAAAATGTAATCTTCATAAGATTGCAGTGCCAATGATTGTTGCTGCGTCACACTACTCTGGTAATCCACTTGCACATGAATTATCAGACGGAGTTGCCCTAAGTTATTCAATTGTGAACTATGCAGGATACTTTATTGATAATTATCTTCATAGGATCGACCAATGGAGAGAACATGAGGCACGATATGAAGATAAGCTGGATCCTCCACCACCCGGTATATATTGGTCAAAAAATGATAATATTGTTCACACCAATAAGGTGTTAAATATTGTTCATGAAATAATTCCAGGCAAAGAAGCCACGATAGCATTCATTCTGGTTCAAGTCATAGTGAACATCATAGTGAATCGCACCGAACTCATAGAGAACATTATCACTTTTTTTATAGATTTAATATAATGGACATTAGAGTGCATCAATTTGATATTAAAAGTCTGAAAACAGCTTTTAATATCGACGAGGATAAGTTGATAAATTATCTAGTTGAAATTTGTGGAAATATCAATCCAGAGTATTTCAAAGGAATTATCGAAGAGAAAATTGGAATGGATAATTTGTTCTTATTGGTTGCCTTTAGAACTGATACACATATCAGATTTACTAATTTTAATCCATTTGCCGGATTTGCACTTGTGACCATAGAGGAAGATTACACAAAGGTACACTTAATATGCGGTAAGGGTACAGGATCTCTACTGTTCCGTGAAATCGCCTTAATTTCACAACAAATAGGAAAAGAAACTATTAAACTTGACTCTCTTATGGAACCACTTCCGATTTACATCAAAAAGTATGGATTCAAACCTACAAAGAAGAATGAAGTTGCACAAACAGCGCGTCAAATGTTTGTAAATGGTGATATAGACGTAAACACACTTATTGATGCGTTAGATCCTAATTCAATTTATGAAGAGAATGGAGTTCCATTGAAAGTTAGAGTAACCAGAATACTTGCTCGAACGACTCCTAAGACACAACTACAGTAAGGTAAATGGAGACTCTACCAGAAGGTCTTAGGAATGAACTTGAAGTCTTCATTCTTACAAGGCCCTATACGGTGGAAGTGATCACAACGCCAGCACATAAAACATTCAATGCTAAATGCTTCTGGTATTCCAGTACAAATAGTACCATGATACAAATTTCAAAAAATAGAACTGGCGTTGGATTCTTGACAACTATGTGTCACGAGTTGGCTCACGCAGAAACATTCCATGAATTTGGGATTGATAAAAAAATAAAAGCGCACGGTCCCGAGTGGAAGTCGAAGTTCAGGGAAATACTTTTGGGGTTTTTGGGGAAGGGATACTATAACAAAGAAATTGAGGACGCACTCACCGTCAGCATGAAGAATCCCCTTCATCATTCTGGCGAGAATCCACTGTTGTAAAAAGCCCTGAATCCTGGAAAAATGCTAGTAGCAGATGTTCCTTATGGAGGAAAGTTTACAATAAATGATATTATCTATACTAAAATATCACAGCGATATTCCACTGCAACGCTCAAGGATCAATATGGAAAAACATACACCATACATAAAAATGTTCTAGTAATCTAAAAAAATAAAAACTTGTAAAATTTATGTATATAATATATCCAAGATTCAACTGCACCAGTATTAAAGAACATGGACTGTGTGGACATCATTGAGACTATCGGGTCCCACGCAGACGCATCAACCCGTGTCAAGTTGTGTGTAGCATCAAAGGAATACATGAACTTGTCTCATGACTTTCTCAGGTTCCAGAAAGTCATGAAACAACTCGATGCGGTATCAAAGGATGTTAGGGATATTGTCATGTCAGATAATCAAGAATTCTATGAATACCTGACAGACTATGGTGACCCACAACATATATTCGACGAGGAAAGTGACAAATGGGATACTGTAGAGTTTATGACTCGCTTTTGGGACTATCACTTCGATAACAAGTTTAGTCATGCTCTCCTACACATGATGGACAATTCGAATTTTTAAAAATGAAAACACATAAAAAAAATGCGCGTACTATAATCAAGTAATCATGAAGGAACTCAAGGGAGACTTCGACATTTGGGTATTTGAAATGGCCGTCAAGTATGACAAGTCAACTTCAGAAATTCTTGATTTGCTAGACAATATTTTCAAGCCAATGATTTCATAATAAAATACAAAAGAGGAAAGAATGCACTAACCCAACACCACAAAGATCCAAAACGAGGTACACCGTCACCCTTTTTCATCAATAGAAGTGGGACGATAAAACTAAATAAATAAAGTAATAGATTAGAAGCAACCAATTGATGATCGTATAATAACATTATCATAAATGTTGTTACACCGAAATACACAAAAAAGTTGGTATTTGTGACCCAACTAAATTTGCCTGGTGTGAACTCTACTTTATCATATAAAAGATTCCAATTCATATACAAATGAATACCTATTAGTAATAACACAGGAAACCAATTATTATTCTTTAATATATTTGGATGTAACATTAGAACCAAAGGCTGAATGAAAGTTGTTATTTGAGCTATTCTAGTATAGTCTAAACCCTGCCACATCAAAGCCTCCCAAAGTTGCATAGAAAGTATTGACATAACATAGGGAGTTGCATATATAGACATAGGATGTTTCAAATTTGAAATAATCTGGAAAAGCGTTCCAATTATGAAGGTTCCCATAGACACCTCATAGTTATAGCACATTATTATGATATACACTGACATAAAGTTTTTACTCACATTTAACTCAAATGGAGAAACTCTACAAAGACTACTTCAACATTAAGAAGGATACAATCCTAACAGAGGATGTTAAGAACGCTGTTAGGATTGTAAAACTTGTAAAACTTGGAAAGTACAAACAAGCTATAGTAGAGAATTACTTGTATGAGTGTTACTCAAGTGCCTACTGCACTAAGGATAAATGACGGTGTCTAGCAGTCTCGCATTGAGTCGCCAGTCCACGGTGGTTCTGGTTGATATGTATAGGCGTATCAACAAGAAGATTGGTAATTCTGTGAATCCTGACGCAGTCAAGTTGTTGATGTACCTACAGGGTAGGGGTTATGACGTTAACAAGTTGGTGAAGGAAACTTTTTAAAAAAACTCTTCCCTTCAAAAAATTGGTCCGAAACACAATTAGGACCCGTCGGCGACAAGGTTACATGAAGCAGATGATCATCAACGACGGATCTTCGTGGGCCATCCACCTGCCCAATGTTATGAACGATACGGTTACACCCAAGGATGTCCTGGAGCTCGTGGGGTACGGCGCGCTGGTGCCCGCGACGCCGAATCCTTATAATAGGAACACGTTCCTCAAGCGCAAGCAGACCACGTTCGGGCTTAAGTACACCTTCGCCGGACAGACCACCGGCACCGACGAGTCTCCGGATGAGTCCGAGTGGCCCGCGGCCGTCCAGGCATGCCTCGCACACGCGCGCACGTCCCTGAAGGACGACTGCCCTTCGTTGAGGGATGGGGTGCGACTGGCGGCGCATGTCAACTGGTACGCGGACGGAAGCGTCGGCGTTGAGCCACACGCCGACGACGAGGCTATTTGGGTTCCCAACGCTCCAATCTATAGCTACACCTTCCTCCCAGAGGGGTCCGTCGCGCGCTCTTTCCAGATCTACGAGACCACCACCAAACCCAAGACGGTCGAGGAGATGAAGGCCGCGCTCGTCACGGAGGTCAAGCTTGAGAACAACGACGTGCTGGTAATGGGCGGCATCTTCCAGCAACACTACATGCACGGCCTCGCGAAGCAGAAACCGGTGAAGACCGGTATACGCATCAACGTGACCGTGCGCGTGGTGGACGAGCAAGAGGTGAAGAGGGTGAGGGAGAGCGCACTCGTCTGCCCGGGCGCCCCTCTCAAGAAGGCGCGCCGTGTTTGATTAGTATTTTTAAAAAACACTCCATTAAAAAAACATGTCCAGAACCAATCTAGGACCCGTCGGCGACAAGGTTACCATGACGCAGACTCATCGTGACCGCTACATCATGGCTCGTTGGAACCGCTTCTTGGACTCCTATACGAACGATGAACATTCGCTACGGATAAAGGTTAACAGGTTTCTGGAAATCCTAAAGGAAGAAGAAGAATTCTTTAGGACTTCTATGCCCTGGTTCGATTAGTGTTTTTTAAAAACTGTACGAGTCAAAAAGTTTGTGTGAACCTAACCTACGACCCGTCAGCGACAAGTTTAAAGAAGCATGGTGACCGACTGCCTCGCTGTCATTGCCGACCACTGCGACGTTCAGACTGCCCTGAAACTGGCAGCCACGTCCAAGACTAATTGGGACGCCTTTGGATTCAAGTCCGATAGGAATCGTTCGGGAATGGATAATGTCATAGACCATCTTGGATATCATTTTAGGACTATGCGTAGGTACTATCTTGATTGTTTGTGGGTAGACGACGAGTACCTCCAATTGGAAAAGAAGTTCTGTGACTTTGATGACTATTTCTTTGAATACTTCTGGTACATGGATGTACCGGTTCATATAACGATTAAGGGTTGGGTTTCTGGGATGCGCCCTTGCGGACCATATGGGATTCACTATGATCCCGATGGCCGCCGTTAAAAAAACCCACTATTTCAAAAAACTTGTCCGAAGGTAAACTAGGACCCGTCTGCGACAAGGTTACAAAGAATGGAGGATTGGACCTTCCGTCCCATAACAAAAACAAGTCTTAGGACAAGTGATCCTTCAGTCAAAGAAAGTGACATGAAAATTGAAAGGGAATGGGGGAACCAACAAATTGGTTCAACCAACAATAGTCAGTGGACTACCAAATATGGGGAAGGAATTGTTAAAAAGCATTTTGAAAATAATAACATTCCAGTATGGAAGCCCGAAAAAATAAATGGAATCCAGCCCGATTGGGAGACACATGATTATATTATCGAAGTCAAGACTCGTAATTGGACAACTACGGGTACCGCCGGGGAGAAAGTTTTGGGAGTTCCTTATAAATACTCTGACGTACCAGAACTATATGG